AGTGAAGTAGCAAGTACATACAAGTCTAATAAGTAGGCCATTACCAAGGCACTCCAGCAGTAATCGCAGGAGCTTTACTGTCTGCAATCTGTGCAGCGATAGAGTCTTCCAGAGCTGTTACTGCTTCCTCGCCCATGCTGTCCTTCACCCAGCCAATAGCCTGAGCTTCTGTGATGTCTGCATAGGCTGTGTAGCCAGAAGCAGAGCTGTCAGGAGTAAAGCCACAAGTGCCATAGCTTCTGCCTGAGTGAGTTACAGCGTCATCACCAGAGCCTACTACTTCGCTGTCTGATGCTCGCCAATGAGCTACTACAACACCGTCATCAGTGTTGCGCTCTAGGGTTGAGATTGTCCAAGTTACTGCCATTGTTTAGCCCTCTAGTGATGCGTTGTATGCAGCAATAACTGCGTCAGTATGTACAGCAGCACAGATAGCCTGTACCTCTGCTGATTCGTTGCTGTAGTCCTGTCCTGCAACTACAACGTGCCTGTGGTAGCCAGAGGATAGCTCTACGCCGTCCTCTAGTACCTTGGTGCAGGTTCGTACTTGTACTGTCTTGTAGTCACCTACGATTTCAATCTTGTCTTCTGATATTACTTTTTCTAAAGCCATTGTATTGCTCCTGTCTGTGCCTAGAATCCACTAGGCGTATGGTTGTTATGCTGTTGTTGTAAATAAAACAGTAAAAATGAATCTTTTTCCTGATAAATCAGCATATCTATAATCACCCGACCCGTCATTTTTCCTAAAGGATACCCCACTAGTATTAACGTGAACCAGTAAGTCAGTTGAACTATCAGTCCACCCTAGAGAGCCTGAACCATAATCGACCGCCGCAAAAGGAGTGTTTACTTTTAGAAACTGTGTTGCTGATGTTACTGGTACAACAAAATCATAGGTGACATATACTAAAGAACCTATTTTACGATAACGACTAGTTGAGTAAGGTGATGTTAGTGTTACATCTGGACTCGTAGGAGTAAAAGTACCCTCCTCATAGTCATCCAACTTGTTAGCAGCACCTGTGCCGCCTAAGTAGACACCGCCTGATAGGTAGAGGTCTTTGAAGCGACCTGAAGAATAACCTAAGTCGATAGCGTTATCTCTAGATGTTCCTGTTACAGTAGAAACAGGGTAAATAAAATTACCGTCGTCATAAAAACGTAAAGCTGTATCGTTTGTACCAATGTATAAGTCCCCATCTTTAGCCCCAATAGACCCTACGGTTGAGCCGTCTTTGCGGAGGCTAATGATGCTACCATCAGATGTATTCCTGTTAAACCACGCCACATTATCATCCGCTTTTGAGGCAAAAATGTAGCCGTTATTGGTAAGACTTAATCCAGTAGTTGTATTGCTTAAACCAGGAGTAACCGTAGAGGACTGACCCACCAACAGGTTGCCTGATGAGTCTATGCGCATGCGTTCTGTGTCAACTGTATTAAATACTAGAGGGTCAGACTCTATAGTTCCAATGTAACTTGCAGTAGTGTTTGATAGCACTCTAAAGGTGTGAGTCCCATTGTTTTCAATATCAATGAACCCTCCATAGGTAGCGTTGTTAAGCGTCAAGCCTGTATAGTTAGTTACAGTGTTTGGACTGCTAGTACCAATACCCACGTTGCCTGATGAGTCTATGCGCATGCGTTCTGAAGTGTTGGCATTATCATAAAAAGCTAATGCTGAGTTAGCTGCATCGTGATACATTGTAAAAACATTAGTGCCATTTTCTGCAAACCTCAAAGCCCCATCATTGCCTGTTGCAGAGTCAATGCGGATGTCTGCTTCTCCTGAAGATTTTACATCAAGCTCATAGGCTGGCGAACTAGTACCAATACCCAAAGACTCCGCAGACGCATCCCAGAACAACTTAGCCGTTGTGCCTGTGTCCTCGTAGAATGCAACATCTTGGTTTTGGTAAAAAGCTGCAACTTTATTGTTATCTGTATCCCAGATACCCATTGCCTGTGCAACATCAGCGCCGATAGTACCTGAACCAACAGATGACCCTGTTCGGGAAAATGTAATCTGTTGAGATGAAGGGTTATTGATTGCAGTGCTACCATCAACAGTCAAACCATCAGCGGTCACTGTGCCAGTAACGTCTATGCCTGTGGAGTTAATTGCTAACTTGTTTGCATTGTTTACAGCAAAGTAATGGTTGGAGCCTGTTGGAACATTGTAGAACCAAGTTCCTGCCGTGCCGTCACCACCAATCCAACGGTCTGTACCTGCTCCAGTGTTGCCTGATGCGCCGTCTACAGCTAAGTAGCCTGTTGCCTGTAAGTTTCCAGTAACGTCTATGCCTGTGGAGGTGGTGGCTAGTTTCTCTGCTCCGTTATAACGAAGGCTTGTCGCACCAGCACTATCAAACCTTGCATTAGCCACACCAGAACTATTTTGAATAAGGGTAAACGAACCATTGCTTTGAAGAACTAAAGCCCCTGTTCCTTCGTCAGCAACAAAACTATTATTACCATCATGATAAATCTGTAGGTCAGAGCCAGCACCAAAGATAGCTTTGCCGTTGTCTTGGAAGGTTACATTACCACTAGGGTTAGTACCCAGCTCTACAATAGCACCGCCATTGTCTTCAGTAAATAGTCGTTTGTCAGCTACGTTGACCGCCAGTTCACCCTGTACAAGATCACTTGCTGTTGGAACGGCAGAAGCAGTAGAGCTGTTCTTTGTTACAATTTTTGTTGCCATAGTTATATACCCTTAGTATGTGCCGCCGTTCAGCGTACCAGTAGTCATGTTGTCTGCGTTAAGTGTTGAGTTAGATTGTAAAGCTGTGTCAGCCTTCGTACCCTGTGCCGCTGTAGCGTAGTCCGTAGCCGCTGTAGTAGCTGCTGTGCCTAGTCCTAAGTTAGTTCTAGCAGCAGATGCACTAGCCAAGTCAGACAGGTTGTTAGCCTTCAGAGCTGCTGTAGACAACTCCGCTGCTGCCGCTGTAGCACTAGCTGCTGCTGAGGTTGCACTGCTTGCCGCTGCTGTGGCACTGGAAGCTGCTGCTGTAGCACTAGCTGCTGCATTGGTCTCAGCAGTCTCAGCGTTAGTCTCAGCAGTCTCTGCATTGGTCTGTGCCGTCTGTGCTGCTGTGGCGCTAGTAGCTGCATTGCTTGCCTGTGTAGAAGCTGTAGATGCGCTTGTGGCTGCGTTGGTAGCACTTGTAGCTGCCTCACTAGCCTTAGTTGTGGCTGTGGTTGCACTGGCTGCTGCGTTGGTTGCTGAGGTAGCCGCTGCACTAGCATCCGCAGATACAGAGGACTCTGAAGCAGCCGCAGCGGTAGCACTTGCAGCAGCATTGGTAGCTGAGGTAGCTGCACCTGTAGCTGATGCCGCTGAAGCAGTAGCTGAGTCACTAGCAGCAGTGGCTGAAGAGGAAGCATTAGAGGCCGATGTAGCAGCATTGCTTTCGGAGGTTGAGGCATTGCTGGCGCTAGTCGAAGCCTCTGATGCTTTAGTCGTTGCCGTAGAAGCACTGTTAGACGCACTGGTTGCGCTTGTAGCGGCTTCTGAGGCTTTAGTAGTAGCAGTGGTAGCACTAGCAGCGGAAGCCGTCTCAGAGGCTCCTGAGGCTGTCTCAGAGGCACTAGCTGCTGTAGCACTTGTGGCAGCACCTGTAGCACTGGTGGCTGCATTAGTCTCTGAGGATGCTGCGGCAGTTGCTGAGTTCTCTGCTGCTGTTGCGTAGGCTGCGACACCTGTAGCGCTGTTAGCTGCATCAGTAGCAGATGTGCTTGCTTCAGCCGCTTTAGTTGTAGCAGTAGTTGCAGAGTTAGCTGCCTCTACAGCACTAGTAGCTGCATCACTTGCTTTCGTAGTAGCTATGTTAGCTTGGGCTGTAACAATGGATATGGTAGCGTCCGTATTGGAATCGCCTGCACCACCGTCACCTCTAAATATAGCCATTATAGCTCCTACGAAAACAAGAGAGAAAAAAAGAAAAGGGAAAGGGGACTCCGAAGAATCCCCTTAGTTGTACTAGCTTATAGAACAGCCAGTACGAAGCCTGCTTCTGGACGCATTACTTGACAACCGTAAAGCGTATCAGCAGTGTATAGAGTACCCAGGAACTCCTGCTTGTACTGAGTCTGAGAACGTACAGCCTGCTGCTCTGCAAGAACATTGGTGTCCTTGTGGATCAGCTGAGCGCCACGAACGCCTGACTCAAGAGTAGGTACGTTAGTAGAAACGAATACGTCTACGCCGTACAGGTTACCAATCTTGCCAGTCTCTACGCTCTTGCCATTAACAAAGTCAGTAGAGGTGTAGCGATCAATACCCATGATAGCGTTACGCAGTGAAGGAGGAACAACGAAGCTACGACCGTCCATAGGAACGTCAGCGTCATCCATCTTCTGGATCAGACCACGGAATACTGCATCGCTGAAAGCGCCAATGTCAGCAGTACCGTCAGCGTCATAGGCTTCCAAAGCACCAGAAGTAGTGTTGATCTGGAAAGAAGCACTGGTGACCCAAGAAGAACCGTCGCCGTCGCCGAAAGACTTACCCAGAGTAAACAGATCGTCGTCTACCTGCTTAGCCAGACCATAACCAGCGTCGCCAGTGTAGAACTGACGCAGAGAAGCCAGAGCCTGTACTTCGGTGATGTCTTCAATCAGACGAGAGAACTCAAAGTGCTTGTTGATGTTAATCAGAACTTCTGACTCAACAGAGTTCTGGATAGTTACGGCAGTCTCTGCAACTTTAGCGTGAGCTGAACCACGAGTAGGCTTAGGTACGTGGATGGTGTCGCCTTTCTTACCAGTCATGCTCATCTTCTTGACGAGGTTAGCTAGTACGAGGTTGCTCTTGTATGCAGCAATTACTTCGTCACTCCAGATTTCTGGGATAAACTTAGCTGCGCTAGTGTTGTCTACTGCTCCGCCCATATTGGGATATACTGATGTAGCCATGATAATACTTCCTTAAAGAGATTTAGTTTCTGACTCTCCCTTCTTGGTATGCTTGCATGATCTCGTCAGACAAAGACAAATACCTATCAGGGTCGGTCTGCATTAGTTTAATAATGTCTGAGCGTCTATAAACTTTACGACTTGCTGCTTCACCACTACCTTTAGCATTGCCTGCTGAGGCGTTCTTAACTGCGGTTTTGCGACTAGCCTTCTCATTGGCTACAGTCTGTCCTACTACCTGTTGACGTTCTTTCCACGTAGTGAAGAGTTCATCAGCAGCTTCGTAGTCATACTGCGTGTCTGCCTGTGCAAAGAGCTGTGTACGAATCTTTGATCCCTTAATCCACTCAACAAACTTACCATCTTGTAGAATCTCTTGCATGTCGGGGTGACGTTGTTGCAAGTGAGACTGCGCTGTCTGCTGCTTGTACTGCTGAGTTTGTGCTTCAGCAGCTTTGATTGAAGGATGATTCTTAATCGCTCTCTCGACTGCCTTGTCGGGATCAGAGAAAAAGTCTATATCTTCTTCAGGTTCTTGGGTTGCTGGGGTGTTGTTGTCGAGTTGTGTCTGTATGTAGTTGTCTACTACTGACCGAAGTTCCCCTACTTCACTGCTCTGTCGGCCTAGTAACTTCTCAGCCTCCTGGTGCATCCGTACAATTTCAGCTGTTGACTTTCCTTGGTACTTCTCAGGGATTTCTTCTTCTTGAGGAGTCTCCTCTACTTGAGGTTCCTCTTGAATTTGATTTACTTCTTCTTCAGTTTCAACGTCTTCTGGACGCTCGTCTATTAGTGTTGCCATTATTAAACTCCGTGAGTATTCTCATTATGGAGGTGTATTATGCAGGGCTTCGGTTAGGAGTTGGCCTTGCGCTCTTGCTGCAGTTTCTGTGCTCTGTTCTTTTCCCACTGCCTGGTAGCACCCATAAAATCACCAGAGATAGGGTCTAACTTACAGCGCACAGCACTTACAATTCTTGTTGCAATCTTATCGCAGTCTAAGCAGGGGATGTGGGTACACTCAGAATCTGTGTAGCGTTCATTCGTGTGTCCATCCTCGCAGCGGTACTCGTAGATAGCTCTCATTAGCCAGCTTCTACTTCTTCTTCTGCCTGCATTGCTTGTTCTTCAGCTGCGTCGATTTGAGCTTCTAGGTTCAGTAGGTTAGCTATAACAGCGAGTTGGCCTTTACGGAAGTGCAGGTCTTCGTTGTCTTTGGCAGCTTCTACTGAGTTGATTACGAACGCATTAGAGTTAAGGTCTTCCATTAGCTGCTTCCAGCCGTCTGTTGCAAACATATCTCTAATGTTACGGTAATACAGCTCAAGGTCTTTATCAATCATACTGTTTCTCCTATTAGGACAGCGTTGTTTATATTAGTCTTACATAGTTATTATAACATAAAAGCATAAGAAAGTCAAGCATTATTTCTTCTTTTTACTTGACTTCTGCTCAGTTTTGTTGTATATGGCGTCCCAATTGGCTGCAAACTTCTTCTGGTCTGTCTTGCGCTGGGCACTTCCCTTGCCACCGTGTGTCTGGCCCTTCATCGCTTAACTGGCTTCTTCTTAGGCGGTGTTGTT